AAATAAGATGATTGTTACAGAACTAAAAGACTTTGAGGTCTACCGAGACACGGACAAGAATTTTGTCTACTTATTCGTTACTCTTTGGGATGAAGGCGACACGGACACAAATGCCGAAATCTTAGCCGAATACGAAATAGAAATTTACGACTCTTATTCTAATTATAAAATCACTAAAAAGAACTACAATGAAATCCTTACCATTAAACAAACGCGAGACTGCGACGACTACCTCGAAAAAATCTACGAAGCAAACACATTCGAAGACGCCTATGTTGAAGAATACAACGACGAGGGGACTTGGTGGTTCATTTAACCGCTACCAGATTGACCGATTTTGGACAACATTCAACCACGACCTTTACAACCGAATTTGTGAAATTAAAATGACAGAGATATGACACCAAAAGAAAAAGCATTAGAATTAGTAGAACAATTTTCATCCGTTTTAATGCACGATGAGGTTTACGAAGATTCCATTAAATGCGCATTGATTGCAGTTGAATTACTATTGCAAGAATTTTATGTAGATGAGTTTTATACCAAAGTTAAACACGAATTAGAAAAGCTATGAGATGGAAATTAACTTACCAAGTAGGACAAAAGGTAGTTCAGGAATGGATACTTACCTCGCAATCATTAGCTTATTGGAAAAAGCAGGATTTGCTAAAAACAGGACAATACCAGTTAGGAAAATTTAAAGTAACACCAATAGATTCGTTATGACCAAAGTAGAACTCATACAAGAGATTATAGAAAAAAACAAGTTATGGTCAAAGAATCGCAGTAGGGAGTACATCTACAAGCGTTACTACCTTTATAATGAACTCCGTGTTTTAGGATTCTCATTAGACGAGATAGGTAAAATGTTTGGTGGCAAGCATCACGCTACAATCATTCACGGACTACGTCAACACGAAGACTTACATCGGTTTGGATACGAAGACTACAAGATAGCTACTAAGCAAATAGATGATGTCTTACACGGCGCTACGCTTCCTTACTACGATGATACACCTGATTTAGCAAAAGACGTACTCAAGGCAAAAACGTACACGCAGTTTAAAAAGATTCAAAGACACATAAAATTAGGTAAATACGAAAAAAGTTTAGAGCCGATGCAACCTTTTTGAAAGTTATACGTTATATTTGTAGGAGAGTTGGCTCGACACCATAAACTCAAAAGGAATTATTAACCCTTGTATTGAAACGAACGTCGAGCCTCGTGGATATGCAGGGGTTTTTTTATGTTTAAAAATTTATATTATGATTAAAAAGGAATTGTACGAAACATTAAACGAGGAGCAATTTACTTTATCTATTGGAAAGATGACAGGTAAATTAATTTTAGAACCAAATTCAAACATTTCATTTGAAAAAGAAGAGCTTGCTGATTTGATTCAAATTTTAAAAGAGTTTTATGTCAGGATGGATTAAAATACATCGCAAGTTTTTGGAGTGGGAATGGTTCAATAAATCGGAGGCAGTTCACTTGTTTATGTATATGCTTTTAAAAGCTAACCATAAGGATGGTAAGTGGCAAGGAATTGAAGTAAAACGAGGTCAGTTCATTTCGTCTTTAGGTAACATTTCTAACGCTACTGGTATATCAATTCAAACGATTAGAACCATTTTAAAAAAGTTAGAAAAGACTAATGAAATTGAAGTAAAATCAACAAGCCAATTTACTATCGTAACTATCTCAAAATATGAATGTTACCAAGAACAAAACGATGACACTAACAAGCCACTAACAAACAATCAACAAGCGACTAACAAACAACTAACAACAAACAAGAATGATAAGAAAGAAAGAATGTTATTTATAGTGCCTTCACTTCAAGAAGTTTCGGCTTATTGTCAGGAAAGAAATAATAACGTAGATTCGCAAAAGTTTTTTGACTTCTATGAATCTAAAGGATGGATGGTAGGAAAAAACAAAATGAAAGATTGGAAAGCTGCGGTTAGAACTTGGGAAGATAAATCTAAATCTAATCAAGTTGAAGAGCCTAAAGAATTATTATTAGCACGAAAATTAGGACTATGCTAACGAAACAAGGAGATGCACTACAATACCTATTGGATGTGCGAGATGGTAAAATCAAACAAGGACTCGGACTTGACTGCTTTTTAGATGAGCATTTAAGATTTAAGCCTAAACAACTAAACATCATTTTAGGACACGATAACGTTGGTAAGACGTATTGGATAAACTGGTACTTTCTTACGCTTGCACTTAAACACGGACTAACGTTCTGCATTTGGTCAGGTGAGAATCAAAAAGGTCAAATCCTTAGAGATATGATTCAAATGTATAGAGGTAAGCACTTCAGTAAACTAAGCCACAATCAAATCAGCGGAGACCTTGCGTACTTAGAGCAGTTCTTTACATTCATAGATAACTCGAAATTGTACAAACCTGATGAGATACTCGAACTATTTAAGAATAGCGGAGCGAAAGTAGGATTGATTGACCCTTTTACTGGACTTGATAGAGAGATGAGCTTTGCAGGAAATTATGAGTTTATGAACCGAGCGAGGCAGTTTGTCAATCAAACGGGAATGACTATTTACATAAACACCCATCCGAATACTGAATCAGGAAGAACAGGTAACCTATACCAAGACGGAGAATGGAAAGGACATTTGAAGCCGCCACTTAAAGACCACATTGAAGGCGGTAAGGCTTTTCTCAACCGATGCGATGATATGTTTGTAATTCACCGCCTAATCAAACACGAAACAATGAAGCTGATAACTTGGGTAGGAGTAGAGAAAGTTAAGGACACGGAGACAGGCGGCAAGCACACAGCATTGAACGAGCCAGTTTATTGCAACTTCAATTCGGGAATAGGATTCCAAATAAACGGAGTAGACCCTTTAGCAAAATTTAGACCAAGAGAAATACAAACACAAAACCCTTTTTAAAATGGATTTATCACTTAAAATACTATACGCAAAGACAACCGTATGGACGGTTAAAGAACGAATCAAAAACGTCAGAGAAAAACTCGAAAAGGAAAAGCCTGAAGCCAAAGACTACATCAACGGAGGCAAAGAAAGCGAGCAGTATCTGCTTGAGACGATTCAGGTGATTAACCTACTTGAAGACGAAATCACATCTTTAAACCGAGAGCTTAACCAACTGGCAAGACGCAACGCTCAACTAAGGGTAGCATACCAAGAATTACAAGAAGAAATCAAATACAAAAACGTAGAATTATGACTAAACTGCAAAAGCTAATCAAAGAAACAATTGTAAAACCGCTAACAAAAGACGAACACAAAGCATTAAGATTAAACGCATATAAACCTGTAAGATGAACCAAGAAAAATTTGAAAAACTTTACGAGCCAAAACGCGAAAAGGTGGCTTTACTTATTCCTTTCTTAATGGAAAAGCACAGACCTGCGGATTCAATTGCAAGACATCTGAACCGACATAAGGTGTCGGTATGGAGTTACCTGCGAACTTTACGAGATTTAGGCGTAGACGTAAAAAAAGACGAACTGAAAAAATACTACATATGAAAATTTTAAACTTATACGCTTGCTTAGGTGGTAACCGATACAAATGGGATGATGTCGCTAAAGAAGCAAACATAGAAATAGAAGTTACTGCAGTAGAATTGGATGAAGCAGCCGCTGCATTGTATCAAGAAAGATTTCCAAATGACATTGTAATTGTTGCAGATGCACATCAATATTTATTAGAACATTTTAAAGAGTTCGATTTAATATGGAGTTCTCCTCCTTGTCCAACACATAGTAGAGTTCGAATGTCTCAAAAAAATAGAGATACGTTTGAAAATAAATATCCTGATATGAAATTATACGAGGAAATATTATTGCTTAAACATCAATATAACGGTAAATATGTAGTAGAAAACGTGATACCTTATTATGAGCCGTTAATTCCTGCGCAAAAAAGAGGAAGGCATTTATATTGGTCTAATTTTATTCTTCCAAGTGAATTAGGAGAACGTAAACTTGATGGAACTTTGACAAGTATGAAAGATGAGCTAAATACACTATGTAAATTTCACGATTATGATTTTAGAAAATACAAAGGCGAACAATCAGTAACAAAAATGGCTCGAAACTTAGTTGACTATGAAGCTGGTAAAACAATTCTTGAAACCGCTCTAAACATATTTAAGAAATCAAACATTAATCAAATTTCTATATTCGATGAGATGTAAGAACTGCAAGGAGAAGTTTGAGCCTATCCGCTTTCTTCATAAGTATTGCTTGAAAGAAGAGTGCATCCGTGCTTTTGTAGCCGAAAGTAAAGAGAAGCAATGGAAGCAGACCAAAACAAGAATGAAAGCTGATTTAGAGACCGTTCAGGACATTGTAAAGGCAGCGCAAATGGTATTTAACAAATACATCAGAGAGCGAGATAAATACGAACTATGCATCTCCTGTAAGCAAACACCTAAAAAAGTAAACGCAGGTCACTTTTTCAACGCTAACAATCATTGGAACGTACGCTTTGATGAGGACAACGTTCACCTGCAATGCGAAAGGTGCAATAGTTTCTTATCAGGTAACTTGTTGGAATATCGAACAAACCTGCTAACTAAAATCGGAGCTGAAAGATTCAATCAACTTGAAGCAAGAGCAAGGATAACACGGAAATTCACCAAAGACGAACTAAAAGAAATAATCAAAACCTATAAAAACAAGATTAAAGATTTATGATTTCAAATATTGCTAAAGCAATGTCAAGCAAAGAACATATCAATCGTAGCTTAGACACAGGTAAAAATGGTGAGGACAATTTTAAATTAGCTTGTAAATTGAATAATATTGATTGTTTCGAATCGGATGAAGAAAACAATATTTACAACCATATAGACTTTTGGATTTTAGGTATGGGAGTAGATGTAAAAGGATATAAAAATAGTCATTCAAAAGGTTTCGTTGTTGTTGAATTTAAAAACGTAAATGGATATGCAGGTAGTTGTTCAGAACAATCAAAAGCAGAATTAATAGCATTTCAATTTGATGGTTATTTTATGATTGTACGAAAACAAGAACTATTAGAATATTGCCGTAAAGAAGTAGAATTAATTTATGTAACATCTTTTAACGAATGCTACAAAAAATTATACCAACGTACTGGTAGAAAGGACTTGATGACTATGTTGAGTGTTAATGATTTAAAATCTTTTAAATTTTTACTCAATTTGCATTTTATATAAATATAATTTCTATATTTGCATATAACAAAATAACACGCTATGAAAAATTTATTTAAAAGTTTGGCATCATTTCAGCAGGAAGTGCCAGTAATTCACAAAGCCACACAAGGCTATGGGTATTCTTACGCAGATTTACCCAAGATTTTTGAGGTAATCAATCCTATCCTAAAGAAACACGGACTCGGATTTACCCAACAACTTACAAACCAAGAAGGTCAAAACTGCCTCAAGACGGTTATCTTTCACGAGAGCGGTGAGTTTATGGAGTCGGTTTGTATGATTCCTTACGTTCAACTAAAAGGTATGAATGACTATCAAGGATTTGGTTCGGGTGTAACCTACTACCGCAGATATGCACTCAGCTCTGCACTTGGTTTAGTAACGGACAAAGACACGGACGCATCAGGCGAACAAGTAAAGACGGAGAAGAAACTTCCTGCAATTGACCAAAAGCGATTCAGCGCAGCAGTACAAGCCATTGCCAAAGGTGAATACACCCGTGAAAAGCTCGAAGCATCGTTTGCATTAACTGAAGGTCAAACTGATATGCTCAACGCACTATGAAAGCTCTCAAAATTCGATGTTCTGCCATTGGTAAAATAATGGCAACACCACGCTCTAAAGGCGAACTACTAAGCCAAACGGCTAAAACTTACATACACGAACTTGTGTTAGAAGAGAAATACGGCATCCGAAAGGACTTTTCAAGCCGTTACACGGACAAAGGGAACGCAGTTGAGGATTTATCTATCTCACTTGTAAACGATGTCTTAGACGTCAAATTTATATACAAGAACGAAGAGTATTTCGAGAACGATTGGGTTAAGGGAACACCTGACGTAAACACGGAAGATGTATTGCTTGACGTAAAATCAAGTTGGGATGCTACTACCTTTCCGTTTTTTGATACCGAGATACCTAACAAAGACTACTTTTATCAGCTACAGGGTTATATGTGGCTCACTGGTAAGCAGCAGTCAATGCTTTGTTACTGCCTTGTTGATACACCTATCGAAATGGTAGAGGACGAAATCCGCAGAGCGCATTGGAAACTGCACAAGATTGAAGAGGACTACGACTTGCGTGAGGAGATTCTACGCAAACACGAATTTAGCCAAATACCAAAGAACCGCAGAGTAAAAGTATTCTACGTACAAAAAGACGAAGCAGTAATCGAAGCTATCAAAGAGAAGATAGAGCTTTGCCGTGAGTATTATAACGCCTTAATTCAATTCCTATGAATCAGAAAGTAGAAGACCCAATTGTCTTAAAAGTAATGAGCAAGTTTTATGACCGCTCACAACGAGGAATAGAGAAGTACGGTACAATGTTAACACGAACAGACCTAAATTTAATTGACTGGCTTACGCACTTACAGGAAGAAATGATGGATGCAGCGTTATATTGTGAGCGACTAAAAGACGAAGTAAAACAATTTAAACAAGGATAAGGGGTAAAAATTGCCACATATCTAAACACGAAATGTAAAGAAATATGCCACTGACGAGTGGAACGTAGCCTGCCGAGTAAGTGTCGGTTCTCATCGTAGGGAGATAGAGTTATTGCCTTCTTGAGCGAAAAAGGCTTTTTTAACTAAACACCAAGAACAATGAAAACAGCAGTAGAATGGCTTGAAAAAGAAGTAAACCAATATGGAATTTTAACAAAAGGCTTAGTACTTAATCTTCTAAGTCAAGCTAAAGAAATGGATAAACAAGCCCACAAAGAAACTTGGGATGTAGCACATCAAGCGGGTAGATTTGAAGGCAAAGGTATTGCAGAAGAAAATTGGCAAACATTTGAAGAGTATTGGGATGAAACCTTTAAACAACAAGAACAATGAAAATAGAAATCACACACTACGGACATAAAGCAAGCTATGAGTTTGACCACGAGGATGTGGAGCTTGAGGACTTGATTTATCACATCGAGCAGTTGATTCGATTGACTGGCTATTCAATCAATGGAACATTAGAAATAGTAAACGAAGAACAATGAATTACGAAAACTACTACCGACTATTACACCTGTTAGCAGGAATAACTATTGGCTATTTAATTTTTATACTATGAAAAAACGAAACGAAGAACGAGAATACTACGCTGCATTAGGCACAATGATACTCATTACCGTAATCAGCATTACATTAATTATCGCATTTATCAGTAACATATAAACCCAACATAATGGAAAACAAAACAAACACAGGAGCAATCTTTAAGAACGACAAAAAAACGAATGAGAAACAACCCGACTACAAAGGAAAGGTAAACGTAAACGGAAAAGAAATGGAAGTAGCCCTTTGGGTAAAGCAAGGTAAAAACGGAAGTTTCTTCTCAGCATCATTCTCTGAGCCTTACGTAGCACCAGTTGAACGATTCCCTATTGGAGATAGTATTGACGATTCACTACCTTTCTGATATGTACATAAACGACGAAGACCTACGGAAGCAGATACATAAACTCCTACTTACCCGAACACGAAACCAAATCGTAGAGGACATAAAGTTATTAGGATACAAGATGCACCACTTCCAAGTAAACAACTTTCTCAACGGAAAAGACGTAACCTTGTCAACACTACACAAGTTAGATAAGTATGTAAGCCGAGAGATTTATTTAAACGGATTAGAGCCACTTTAACAGGTGGCTTTTTTTTGTAGGCAACTTGTTAGATTAAAATATAGTCATATATTTGTTTAGAATTTAACCAATGAACGCACTAAATATCTTATCTAAATATCACAAGGAGTGGCTTAACATAGTCCGTTTATTTGGTGATAACGAGTTTGCTGAAGACATCGTACAAGATGTGTACCTGAAAGTCCATCAGTACAATTATTACGAAAAAATACTAATAGACGGAGAACCCAACCGTGCTTTGATGTGGATACTACACAACCTACAAAGCCAACAAAACTGCATCTAATGACTTATCTATTGAGGTAGTAAGGGATTTAGCACAGGAGGAGTTAGAGCTACTTAAACACGAATCATTGGAGAACATTTACGACAGAGTAGAAAATGAGATTAGTAGTTGGGATTGGTACGACCAAAAGTTATTCAGGATATATAAAGACGAAAGAAAGCCAATGCGCCAAATATCCGATGAAACAGGTATCAGTTTAAAGTCTATCTTCTTAACCATAAAATCCTGTAAAGAAAGAATACGTCAGTCAGTCGGAGAAGACTATGCTGACTTTTTAAATAATGATTTAGAATTAATTTAATATGGCAAAAAGAAAAGCAACAACATCTAAAGGTCTCGGAGACACGGTAGAAAAAGTATTAGAGGCAACTGGTATTGCATCAGTAGCTAAATTTGTATTAGGAGAAGATTGTAACTGCGAAGAACGTAAGAAGAAGCTCAACGAGTTATTCCCTTACAGAAACACGAACTGCCTAACTGAGGAAGAATACCAATGGTTAACTGAAACCAACGTACTTACCCAAGACACATTTAAACCAAGTGAGCAAACCAAACTAATTGCAATTTACAACCGAGTGTTTAATCTACGTCAAGAGCCTACATCTTGTGCATCTTGCTTTAGAGAACTGGTATTTAAAATGCAGAAAGTTTACGCTGAGTACGAGAAATGAGATACTACATCTTAGACTACGGCAAAGACTTGATTGAGTACGCTCACGGAATCTCTGAGAGGATACGAAAAGACGGACACCACTTAATCGAATACTTCACAGATGCCGATGGTTTAATGTGCTTAGAAGAACTAACAGAAGACGAATTTTTAGACCACTTTAAAAAAATAAAAGATGCCTATACCAACTCCACTTCCAAAGGAGCAGAATAACGAGTTCATCCAAAGATGTATGATGGATGACACAATGTCAAAAGAATACAAAGACATTGACCAACGCTACGCAATATGCAGAGAACAACTAACAAAACACGAACTAACAAATGGCAAAAATAGGAAGACCAAGAATACTAAATAGTCCTGACGAACTATACGAACTATTCGAAAGATACAAGAGAGAAGTAAAAGCCAACCCAAGAATCAAAAGCGTATTTGGAGGTAAGGAATTTGAAGAACGTGCAGAGCCACTCGAAAGACCACTCACACTCGAAGGATTTGAACTTTTTTGCTACGAACAAGTTGGAATGGTTGAGCAGTATTTTAAGAATGCGGATAAAAGATACGATGAGTATATACCCGTCTGCTCACGTATAAGAAAAGCCATACGTCAAGACCAAATCGAAGGTGGTATGTGCGGTCAGTACAATCCGTCAATCACTCAACGATTAAACGGACTAACTGAGCGAGTAGAAAACACAGTAGTCACAGAGCAACCGCTATTCAATTTTAATGTTTCAGGTAACAACGGCAATACGGAAAATCTATAGTCTCGAAAAGAGAGTTAAGATAATTCAAGGCGGTACATCTGCAGGAAAGACGTTTGGTATCTTGCCTGTGCTGATTGACAAGTGCGCTCGTGAAAAAGGCTTAGAGGTTTCGGTAGTTGCTGAGACCATTCCGCATTTGAGAAGAGGTGCGCTAAAAGACTTTCTGAAGATTATGCGTTGGACTGGTAGGTATGTTGAGGATAGATTCAATGCAACCCTACTTAGATACGAATTTGCCAACGGAAGTACAATGGAGTTCTTCTCTGCTGATAACGCATCTAAACTTAGAGGAGCAAGGAGAGACGTCCTGTACATAAACGAGTGTAACAACGTAACCTTTGATGCTTACCTTGAGCTTTCGATTCGTACAAAGAAAGAGATTTACCTTGACTTCAACCCTGCGAATGAGTTTTGGGTTCACACCGAACTAAAAGACGAACCTGACGCAGATTTCATTATCCTTACCTACAAAGACAACGAGGCGTTAGATGAGTCTATAGTCAGACAAATAGAAAAGAACCGTGATAAGGCAGCTACGTCTAACTATTGGGCAAATTGGTGGAGGGTTTATGGTCTCGGTGAGGTGGGTATGCTTGAAGGAGTGATATTCGATAATTGGAAAGAGATAGACAAG